ATCTCTTGGTCTGCTACAAATGCCGATTGGTATTGATATTTTGCCACAATAAGAACGCAAGCAGCAATACTGGGACCATCCAGATGTTCATATAGAGCATCATACACCATACGAAGAATACTACTGGCATCATTATCAAGATTGGCAACAATCCATTTACGAACTTCCGGAAAGTTCTTTTCTTTGAGATGTTTAATGAGATCATTTACTTTAATGTCAGAGAAAGTAGCAAGAATGGCAGAATCAATGCTACCAGATACAGAATAACGTTGGAGAACATTAAGCAATTGTCTAGTATCGGGAAAATGAACTTTAATAAGTTCAAGAATAACTCTTTTATCATATTCAATATTTTGTTGATCCAGTATGTATGATACTCTTTTAAAGACATCAGACATCATTTGTGGTTTCTCATCCTTTAAAATAGGAGTATATTTGAGAACAACACATCTTGATTGTATTGGTTCAATAATTTTATTGAGATTGTTGCAAGTAAAAATGAAACAAACATTATTATGAAGTTGTTCAATAACTCCACGAAGACAGAGCATTACGTCATTTGTTGTTCCATCAAACTCATCAAAAAATATTACTTTTTTCTTATCACTAAACATAGAAACAGTTGTCCCAAAATTAATCACTTGGTTACGAACAGTATCTAAAAATCTTCCTTCGGACGAACCATTCAAAAATAGAACATCCTGTTTAGTAATCTTACAAAGAGTTTTGATAGTTTGGGTTTTGCCACATCCCTGAGAACCTTGAAGAATAAGATTTTGATTCAATTGTCCATCTTTAACAACATTAAGAAAGAAATTCTTAATGTTTTTGGGCAAAATCAAATCTTCTACAGATTCCGGAGACCATCGTTCCACCCACAAGAATGGTTTAATTTCAGTTAGTTCCATTTCCATATTAAAAAATAAAAATCAAAGGTAATAATAATTTTGGAATGTTTTGCTTCTCATTCTCCAACTAGCAGTATCCCTATGGATATTAAGCATTATAGCACACTCTTTTACAGATTCATAAACAATTCCATCAACTGAACATTTTTTCCCCATAGATTTTGAAAGATTTTTTTTATGTTCTTCTGTAAGGGGGACTCCTTTACATGGGTGTGAGTTTTTAGACCAATATTCTTTTTGTGATTTGCGCATTATATCAATAGAATCTTTTGTGTGTTTTGATCCCCATAAAGAGTTTAAAGAAGGTTTTAGCCACTCACAATATTGTTGTTCTACCAATTTAATTTCGTCACCCTCGTGAATCCATTTAACAACTTCAATAGTAAAATTATGATATCCATACTTTAAGAAATTATCATAAAGTTTCGGACAATGCATTTTACGGCTAGCACACATGGTTATATGTTTAGCAAACCTAAGCATATAATTTTTTTCGGTGCAACCAATATAATTTTCTCCAGTAATTTTGTTTCGTATTTGATAGACGCAACTCATACACTAAAACTCGTAGTATAATACTATTTAGTAAACGAGTAATTTAGACCCACGAAGGTTTTCGTTCTGGCATACGAAGATAATTAGATGCAACCCAAGGTTTGGATGCAATATACATCTTGTAAGCAGTAAAAGTGTCAATGCTGTCGTCAAGTTTATATTCATCGGGCATCGCACGGGCAAATGAGGTCACTTTGTCAATCTTACCTTTGGGAAACAAATAGTATGCCTGTAATAAGGTATTATAGCACGAATGTGTTTTATTATACCGTAAAGTATATTCATCACACAAGTTCATTCCCCATTTGATTAACCAATAGGCATTATCAATGGTTTCTGCTGCCCATCTTGTACAAGGGTGATTGCGGAAGGCACCCTTCTCTGTCTTGTAGGGGGTTCCATCGGTCTTGGGCAGAGTTCCATAGTTGTGATACCATTTGGAGGCAACTAATGACAATAACTGACAAGTTTCGAGGGGCATTTTTACTATATGCTTATCAGGAAGTGTGATTGCACTCTCAGCAGGAAATGGAGATGTGACGAAGATGTTCATTCAAAAACAGAATTTTTTGAGGTAATGTAAAACTTCTTTTGGTTTATCTTCCAGATAATATGCTTCATTTTCATATGATGAAGATGAATTAGAAACCTTTAAGGATCTTGCGACATTATCTTCTTTATTTTTATCCAAATATGTTACAATATTTAATTTGGATCCTTTACAGTATTGTGCGACATGAGTTGCCTCGTGATACACGGTCTCATTTACATAATAACTTACTGGACTAACAGTATTTTTAATATTATTCGTGCAAATTACAAAATCTTTAGATTTTATGTATCCAACTATTTCCTTATTACGACAAATAGGAGCATTTTCTCTGACATTGTAATTTGCCAACATCACAGAATTAATGATCTCCTTACCGAGAGGAGTTAAATAAAGAAGAAATTCCATTATTCAAAAGTAGAGTCTGGTTCGAGAGCAATCCAATAACGAAGATTATACTTGATATTCGTGAATTGTGAAAGAAATTTAGAAGAAACCACCACATCATAAGAACCGGAAATAATCTTACTAATGTTCTCAACTTTGAAGTTGAAGGTGAATTGCTCATCTGTTTCTCCAACAATAATTGAATATTCATTTGAAGTATCGTTTTTCTTATCACGAACGACCAAACGAATAACTCCGGCATCACCAATTGCCGCAATGTCTGGTAATTGATATACTGCCGCCGCCTTTACTAGTTTTTCCAAAGAACCAGACTCTAATTGAAAACAAACATCTTCTGATGGGAGTTTAATTTCCTTTTCTGGAGGAGAAACAATTACATTTGGATCCGCATAAAAATACTTGACTCTTCTTTTTCCTTCACGAATAGTGATATAAGAATTTTCCCCAAAATCAAGATCTGGATCCTGATGAAGACCCAATCCATTTAGAAATTGATTTAGATCATAAATTGCAAATTCGCAAGGAAACTCTTCACTTATAGTTGCTTCGGCAAGAATGTTCTTGGCAATTGAAATTGTGCGAAGTTTGTTTCCCTTCTTTACAAGAATTGATTGATTAATTCCGGCAAAGTTCTTGAGAACAGTCAGGGTTTCGTTAGAAAGTTTCATAGTTTGATTTTTGAGTTTCATTATTAAATCCGGCAAAATGATATAGAAGAATACCGTAGTGTATAATCTTCAAAGCATCAAGTTTTGACATTCCATCCTTCTTACCAAAACGAGAAGAATACTTAATGAGATTATCACGACAGAAAGGAATTCCGTCATCAATCGCATCAATCATATCCAGAACCTGAACCTTTGACTTATCAGAGGCATAATGCCCATTATAAGTTCCCTTGATGTATTCTTCCACTACTTTGAGTGTCTTTCCTTCACCGAACTTCCAGAAGTGATCTGAGTTTGGTTGGGATTTTACCTCATAAGAAGTTGGTGGGCAAATCACATCCGGAGAAGATGCATATGGATTTCCAGTCATACTAAAACCATCATCTTCCCAGTAGTTATTAAAGTTGAAAGAAATGTGATCCTCTCCCATACCACCAAGAAGATGACTTCCTGTAATAGCAGCACCAGCTGCTACTGCAGAATATGGAGTGTTTAAAAGAGAGCTTTGATAATCGGTTTCGAAATTTTCAGTCATAAAGTTTCACATTCAAAGAGAGTTTTATCTTTTATTATTATATCAGGTAGATGGTGTTGCGTCAAGGTTCTCTGCATTAGTGGGCATTACAAAATCAGCATCCACCTTATCATATAATTCCATAAATGCCTGTTTGGTTTCATCATCAAAACGATTGATACAAACCTGAATTGCCTTTGCCTTATCACCAAAGATGCTATAAGCACGAATGATATGAACGAGACGGCGGGTGCTGATGATTTCTTCAATACCACCATCATAGAATGTCTTACGAATAATATCGCCCCAATCAACAAGTCTCTTGCAGAAATCACGATCTTCAAGACCGAGATCCAAAGAAATACCCTCTAAGATCTTTTGCTCAACCGCAGGAGCAGGATAAGATTGCTCAAATGTTACAGGAAATCTTTCTAGAAATGCTTCGTTAAGCACATTGGTACCAATAAACCTACCATCATCAGATCCCTTACCTTTGGTATTGGCAGTCGCAAAGATATTAAATCCTGCGGATGGTTTTACAAATGTTCCAAGTTTCTTGAGAAATACTCCCTTACCTTCTAATACAGATTGTAGGCAAAGGATTTTATTGGAGGCAAGATCGATCTCATCCAAAAGTAAAATAGCACCTCTTTCGAGTGCTTCGATTACAGGACCATTGTGCCACACTGTTTCTCCAGAAATTAATCTAAATCCACCAATTAAGTCGTCTTCATCGGTTTCTATTGTAATATTCACCCGAATGAGTTCCCGACCAAGTTGAGCACAAGCTTGTTCAATACTGAACGTCTTACCATTACCCGAAAGACCCGTAATGAACGTTGGATAAAAAATACGGGACTGAATAATTTTTTTAATATCGTTGAAGTTACCAAACTTGACGAAAGTATCATCTTTATCAGGAATAAGATTTTGTTCGATTGGGGGAAGAGCAGCAGGAGAAGAAAAACTTCTCTCAATTTCTTGAACTTTTTCTTGAGTCACTTCTAAGTTCCACTTACTACGAGAAATCTTGTATTTGTCAAGGCGACGAGTCACGGTAGGATAAGAAAGATCTCTTGATGCACAAAAACCCCTAATATCACCAGAAGTAATTTCTGGTCCATAAAGTTCCTTAATGCTTGCGATCAGTTGTTCGTCGTTCACAGAAGACTTGCGAGTCATAATGTAGTTAGGTGTTTTGTGTTTTAACAAATCAATTATACAATAAAAAAGAGGGTGGTGAGACCCTCTATGTGCCAGTTTGGGAAGTGGTTTTATTTATCCCCGTTTTCGTCTTTTTTGGGCATTCTAGCACCAGATGTATGACGTTCTACACCAGCACCATCTCTATAAGTTTCTCCTTCTCTTCTTTGTGACACGTAACCCACGCCAGGAACAGCACCAGTTTGTCCTCTATCTCTAGCGGCATTTCTTTCTGCTGCTCTTTTTGCTGCTCTTTGGCGATTTTTGTAGTAGTTTGGTCCTTCAACAATCGTTTCAAACCACTCGTCACTCATACCTTTAATAATATTATCGGCAGAATCTGAATCGGTTGCATAACCTTCACTAATCAGGTGCTCAACAACTGTATAGTAAATATTTTTGGTTTCTTTTAACTTCTTTGGTGATGGCTTCATTTTTCAAACACTTTTTAGTTATTTATGAGTTTGGAAAGTTCATTTAGGCGATTAAGACTTACCAAATGACCCTTATATCCTGGATAGTATTTTTCCACAAGAGCACCAATACCCATCGCAGTAATGGCACTCTCACATTTTAAATAAACTCTTTTATTTTTATGATCTACCACACAGGGCATTCCCCAGATTTCGTTTTTCATTTCAATTCGTAATCAGGATACTTTTCTCTAACCTTAGATCTAAACCTACCATTAAATGATGGGGGGTTTAGTTTTCTTTTTTGAGTGATGACTTTATTTGTGTGGTCAATAATCAAAAGTTTATCAATACTGTTAGGTTTTTTCATTAGGGTTCAATTGTAAATGTTTTGTTTTTAACTTTAGTATCAAACTCACCAGTTCTACCTGGTTTCATACTTCCTATACTAACATTCTTTCCCTTACCTGGCCAAGATGTTTTAGAAGTTCCTTTGAGAGTTGAACTTCCTCCTGGTTTTCGTTGAATCAAAACAGAATCTTGATCGTATTTTTTACCCAACTTTTCTATTGCTTTTTTAAATTTTCTCTTACCTTTTTTTCCGGGAGTAATAATGTGTGATTTTTCTCCTACTTTTTTTTCTTCTGGAGTGCCCGGATTTTCTGTGTATCTACCAGCAACTTTTGTAGGTCCTGGAAGACCGGCACCTCTAATATCACGCTCAAGTTGTTTTGAACGTGCTTTATTTTCCGATGAAGATTTATCACCACGTTGAGCAGACATAATTGCCATTCCACCTTTTTTTGACTTACTCATCACACGAGTCAGAGAAGTTTCCTGAATAGAATAGCATTCTAACACAAATTC